ATTAACTTTATGTTCAAGAATTTCCTGCATTGGGCGACATACTTGCTCTTTAAAGGTTTTATCTGCATCTTTAGCATTTGCAAGTGATACGTCTGCTGGCATACCAAGTTTAGAAATAGGAACACGATGAGCTAAAAGAATACGATCTCTATTTTCTGTAGCATAGTTGCGGAATGAAGAATCTTGAACTCCTGCTTCAATTGGCTCCATCTTAAATTCAACTCTTGATTGCTCTCCATCTGAAGGAAGTGGAATATAAAGAGTTCTATGATTTCTTCCTCTTAGTCCAGTTTGAAAAAATTCAAGCAACTTACGCTCAGAATCATTAGTTAACTTAGCACCTTTTACAGTAATAATATAACGAGGAACTGCTTTATTTTCAAAGTAGTCAAGGTTAAATCTCTGTGCAAACTCATCGCCAGCCACTGCATTCTTTGCAGAAATAATATTTGGAATTCCATAATAAGTATTAGTTGGAGTATATAGCTTAAAATGAATTACTTCGTTTGGCTGTGGATCTGTTCCAATTTGGTCTGGAGTGGTTGTGTCACCAAAGTTCCTAAAGAATGTATAGCGGTTATAAACAACCTGCACAAACCCGTCTCTATGCCTTCTAATACGCATTGTAATGGTTGGTATGTGTCCAATGTATCCAATATTTCCATTGCTTGTACGTCCAACTTCAAGATAAGCATTTCCAGTACATTCTAGGTCTGTCTGAATCTTTTTCATGGTATCAATAAATGAATCATCTGAATTCATTGATTCTAAATAATCTCGAAGATCTATTTTAGCCTTTTCAATTCTGCTTCTTAAATTATCAAGGTTTTTAGGATTATCCATGGCTGCTTGAACTTTTTGAGTTGTTCTATATGTTTCTTCAAAACGATATCCTAGTCCAACAACGTTGGCAACCTTTGCATTAACCGCAGCATGATGATATGGAGAAACTTCAAAAAGTTGAGATAAATAAAGAACGTTATATGGTGGTTGAACAATTTGAAATAATGAATATCCTGTAAGATCAAGCGGATCTAATTTTTTAGACTTAGCATCATCTACGCCTGTAAATGATTTTTCCATCCTATTTACTTTGCGTCTAAAGTTTGCACTTAAGCCATCAAGCTTTTGAAGTTCATCCCAACCTTTTAAAAATGGATCATCAAATTCTGCTTTTGAAGATGAGTTAATATTAAAATCTAAATTGGAAAATGCTCTTAAATCTCCATCAGCATCATCATCATTTACAACTGATACACTATGATCTACCATTAAAGCAATCCCATCTTCTTCTTTTGTTCTAAATCTTCTTTAATTGCTGGAGTATCCCACATATCTGGAACTAATCCCCAGTCTAATCTTTGCTTTTGATTTTGATATTCTTCTTCAGTAACCTGCCTATGACCAGAGAAGAATACGGGCTTTCCCTCTCCAACTCCATAGTAATTAGCAGCATCTTTAATCTTTTTAATTTGACGAATGTCTCCTTTAATTGAAGGAATGCTTAAATAATTTCCATCATCATCACAAACAAGACCACCATCTGCAGTTTGCCACAGATAAAGTCCATAATTAACCTCTTCAACAGGGGTAACTTTCATCTTTTTCATTAAATACCATTTCCTTGTTCGAACTACTATAAATTGTACCGCAAAATACCAAAAATACTAAATTGCTGCTTGTTTTGATGCACTGGAATAAGCAACTACAGCATTTCCACCAGAGTACTCTGCCAAAGTTCCTATTGAATTGGATTGATTAACAATTTCAGTTTTGTTTGTTAAAAATGATATATATCTATCGTAAACCTCTGAAGATGATAATTCATTTGGATAAAGAGATATATATCCATATGTTGCGGATAGATCTCCATTTAAACTTATACTTTTATTTAAATAAATATTATTAATATTATTTTCAGAATATATACAAACTATATGAATTGGTTCTTTATCCATAACTGTAAATGATGATAATGATAAATCATTAGAATTAATATAAACTTTATTAAATCCTGAAGTATTTATTGTTTCAGTTATTGAATCCATTCCATGATTAAATGCATCATTTGTTATTTGAATTTTTATAAGATTTGTATAAGATAAATCCCATCCAGTTGGTATTGAAGTGGGAGTAATTGATGTTGTAGTCCAATTTTGTCCATTATCATATGTAATTAATGTTTCAGATGAGCCAATTGCCATATTCAATATTTTATTTATATAAACTGTACCACCCGCTGGAGCTCCAAAAGTATGTTTGGTTGTCCAGGTAGGATTTGCATTTTGCAGATTAGTTGTAGCTTTTATTGGATGATAATCGTTTTCTGGAATTAAAAACGCATCAATTTGACTACTAGATTGATGTGCGTAAATTGATATTCTATGCCAAGGGGTTGAAGTTGGAATTGAAACAGTTGAAAAAGAAGAATTTGCTGCTTGATTAGCATCAATTTTATATAAGTATGAATCTCCAAATGGAAAATCTCTATATAAAAGATATACAAAATTATTCATTTTTTCATAAAAAGAATCAAATATAAAATATGAAGATGGTATTCCAGATAGGCTTACTACATTTGGCATAGTTTGATTTATTATATCAATAATTGTTAAATAATATATTTTGGGTGTAGACATTGGTACTCCACCAATAAAATAGAATCCTTCTGCTCCATCTGCAACTTGATGTATATCTGGTCCTGGAGAATCTATAAGTCCATAATTAGTCCATGTTGTAAGATTGTTAATATTACACCACCAAAGATCTCCAGCTCCTGATCCATACGC